AGACAATTATACTGGTACGATAGAGAGAAACCGTATAGACACGAAGACAATTTACCTGAGATTACACCTCAAATGTCATTACATGGAATGGGTGATATCACAGAAGAACCAGCTATCATCGCCGCGCAACAAACCATAACCGAAGGCACGAGCGATACGAGCCTCGATTCACAGATGGAAGAAGCTCATAGTATACTCGAAAACGAGAAAAGATTTCCAGGTAATAAGAGTACAGACTACACAGTTCACGAAGAAAAAATCGACACAACATTAGCGTATTCAACAAATCCTCACCCAAGAACAGTCATATAAAAACTCCCTAAATACTTCTTATCATGGCAATAAGAAGATATACAGAGAGTCAAAACATACGATTCGAAAGACATATAGTTAAACTCATAGACGAAGCTCTAGAGAGTCAATGGTGTACGGATCAAGGATTCAATCGATCAGACTTAATAAGACATCTAGTTAGAGTCGGATTACACAATTTTCAACGAAATCAACCCATGAATAGAGAGTTCATAAGAGAAAGAGAAGACTCTTATGGTTCTTTAGATGTGTCTCAGAGTAGTAAAAGAGACTTATTCGGAGATAATTAGAGTGTGGTTTGAAGATATTATAGTCGTTCTCATAGTCTCATTTCTATGGTGTTGGACAATACTAGTGTTATCAAGGGGTGTAGGGCCGTGTGAAGACTCAGAAGATGATGATTCTCTTTGAGTAAACAGTTTTAGAACACTAAATTATATATCAAAAACCCGCGTATGAGTGAGAAGACGAACCCAAAGACGAAACGTAGAAAGAGAAAGGCTTCTCAGACGAAACTCCATCGCGTCTACTGTACATACTTTCCTGACGGGAGGTACTACATAGGGTACAGTTGTAAGACAGAGAAACAGTTCGAGAAGTACTTCGGAAGCTCTAAGTACGTTAAAGAGTATGAGGGAACACTAGAGAAGGACCTTATAGTGACTCACACTACAAGGAATAAGGCTAAGTTACAGGAGTTATTGTTACAGTTACAACAGATGAATGATCCATTGTGTCTTAATGACATGCTACATATACGATTACGAGTCAGTCACTTAACAGATTTCGAGCCGATACAGTGGAAACCTCGAGGGGATACGAGTACATTCTTACCGGTTCAGATACGGGAATAGCTACAGCCCTTACTGTAACTCGTTCTCAGACGCGTCTAGTGAAAGACTTTTTGTTGTCCGTTAAGTACTATGTAATCAATTTCGAAGTTCCCTTCTATCTCAATACCTAGTCTAGACATAACAGACTCACACATAAGACTCCATGATTCATTCATCATGTCAGAGTTATCCATAGCCAATTGCATCTCTTTACCATTCAGAGGAACGTCTTGAGGATAGTCAGTAGCTATGTGTGTTAGTTTTAATCCGTTTATCATATATTTTCCTATTACTTTATTATGTACATAGTATATCATTTTAGTACCCGCGGTTACAAGTAGGGGGGGGGGTAGGTATATACTCCGCGAACCTCATATCAGGGTTAGGGGTTTAAGTATCGTGGGTGTTTATGAGAAACTAAAGCAATTTTAAAACCGCGTAGTTCAAAATTTTTTTTCTGGGTATTTTTTAGTTCTGAGGCGCTTTCTCTCTATCTACTATCATGCTTCATCTCAGAGCATTAGGATTTCATTAGTCCTTTACCATATAGAGATGTCGTGTTAAAATAGAGTGTACTTCGGAGAAAGAATAGTATATGTATAGTGTCTACCACTTACTAATGATATTGAACATAATCACATAAGCACAGAGTACATTTGATACTACTATAATTGTTCTTATGATTGTTACTGCTGTGTCATTCTTTGGATCGAATCCGTCTTCTTCACTATAAGAACCTAATGCATGTTTCCATATTGTCCAGAGTCTTTTCATGTTAGAACTCTACTTTGAAACTGAGACCGTTATTACTATTCTTTACTACTATAACTGTTGATACTAGTATAAGACTGTATAGAGCTGTTCTTCTTGTTCTATCGTTTGAGTATCTATCTAGAAAAGTATACACGACCATATTAGATACAAATTTAGTTGTGAGTAATTGACTTGTTGTAGGGTAAGGTCCTAATATAGGATTCGCTTCTTCTAGTTCAGGACAAGTATAGTTTCTTTGACAAGTAATCATATTCTTTGTCTGTATAGTGTCTATTAATTGAAGAGCTAGATATGAACGATAAAGTGTCTTATCGGTATCATTCCATTCTGTACTATAGAGTGTTGATGAGACAATCAGTGCAAGTGTTAATAGTAATGTTTTCATGTTATGTTGAGTATACTTGATACTTCTATGTCATGATATGAATCATTCTTCATATCCCATACAAGTATCTTATCGCTATCGTTTTGTATGTTAGTATGTATTGTACATTCTAGAGTGTGTACTTTGTCGCTCGTAAGTGATGAATAAGTTACGTTTCGAGTCTGTTTATATAGTAGTGAAAATACTTCTTTGAATGTCATTGTTATATTTATGTTGATACCGCGGGTACACTTTTGTTATAATATGTACATGATAAAGATTAAGCAACAAATTGTAACTTGGTTCTTCTGTTCAGAAGCGTCAAATGTTCTAACTCCAGTAATATCAATCTGTGTATTGATCAAGTCATTAGAAGTAGTCCTGGGTTGAAACCGCGGGTACACTTTTGTTATACTATGTGTATAGAGTTTAATAATCAAGAGGTAAAAATTGAAATATAACGTAATAATGAAAATCCCATCTGAGAAAGAGGGTACATATAATGAGAATAAAATTCTCGATTTTGTGAAAAGTCTAGGTTGGAATCTAGTCAAAGTTAATGGTAGACATAACGCTTGGTGGTTTACATCAAAAACTGATTATGTAGCTGGTATTACTAGAGGTGGACTTGTCGATGGTCCTCGTTACTACAAACTAGTGATCAACTCAAGAGAGTTTGGTATCGAATGTGGTGGTGACTACAATGGTTGGTCATTCGCTGAGGAACTTAGAACAGAAGCTAGGAGGGCAGCGTAACATGAACTATATGTATGTATTAACAATTAGAGATACGAATGTCGTTAATCTAGCTTTTGATAATGAGAGAGAAGCTAGAAAAGCTTTTCATAATTCAGTATCAGAATATGGTCTTGAGTATGTTACAGTTACTAAGGAGGTCGTGTAATGAAAGAAAGATTTGTCAAGTTAAATGATTTACAAGGTTTTGATGATGAATTTCTAAGTGCTCTTGGAGAGTTAGAACAAAGAGTTTTCGAATCGTATGGTCAGTTCATGAAACCGAAAGATGGTGAAGTTGAACATTCAATGTTTACAGAGTTCAAAAAAAACTTTGGTTATGAAACAGGTGGTAAAAAATATCTCAAACTCGTATCGGGTGCCTTCGGTGAAGGTCAAACTTCTGTATGGGGTTTCATCGCGAAGTCAGACTTTCAAGTTAAGAACAAGAAGAAATCAGGTGGTGAATTCATTGATTTCAAAGAAGGTGATTTACTTATGTCAGCTGGTTGGAGAACACCAGCTCTTAACAAAGCTAGAGGTAACATCTTTAGTGATGATTACAATGTTCAATGGACAGGACCGAACTACTTAATATGAGTTTAGATAGAATAATTTATAGTGATACTAATCCTCACCCACAATGGGTTGAGAGTTGGTATTCAAAAACAAACAAGTATCCTCCGATTACAGACTTTGATGATTTCGAATGTATTATGGAAATCACAGATTGGAGTGATATAGAAACTAACGTACCGAGTCATACATATGTTCTCAATCGAGCTGGACATTGTTGTGGGTACTTTATAAGAAATAAGATCAACAAAGAAAATTGGGTTGAGTTCGGAAGACCGTCTACTCAATTCAGTAAGTCAAGAAGAAAATTTACAAAGGTAAAAATAAGAATATGATATTTAGATTAAATACTCTTTATAAAAGAGACAGTAACGGAAAAATTCGTGAATACAATATTGAGTGGACAGGTCATGGAGTCATGCAACCTGGTTACAGAACAGTAGCTGGTATTCAAGGTGGTAAAATGGTAACTTCTGAATGGAAGTATACAGAAGGTAAGAACATCGGAAAAGTCAATGAGACTTCTCCGTCAGAACAAGCTGAGAAAGAAGCTGTCGCGAAGTGGGAAAAGAAAGAAGAAAAAGAATACTTTGAGAATATCGAAACGATTGATTCTTATGATAAGTTCAAACCTATGTTAGCTCACGATTATACAAAGAGACCACAAGACACAGGTTTCAGTCAACCGAAATTAGATGGTATAAGATGTATCGCGACAATCAATGGATTGTTCACACGAGCTGGTAAAGAGATTACTACTTGTGGACACATTGAAGACGATCTTTATGACTTCTTTATCGAGAATCCATATGTCACTTTAGATGGTGAACTTTATAATCATGAACTTAAAGCTGACTTTAATAAGATCACTAGTCTAGTTCGTAAAGTAAAACCTTCTCCAGAAGAAGCTCAAGAGTGTCATGAGAAAGTTCAGTATCACATTTATGATTGTTACGATAAAGAAAATCCGAATGATATCTTTTCAGTAAGAACATTCTGGTTAGACAAAGACCTTAAAGAAGAAGGTGCTTTGAAAATAGTACCGACAACTTGGTGTGACAATCAAACAGCTTTAGATAACTCATACGCGTTTTATCATGAACAAGGTTACGAAGGTCAGATGGTTCGTAACGATACACCATATGAGAACAAGAGAAGTAGAAATCTTCTCAAAAGAAAAGAATTTATAACAGAAGAATTTGAAGTATTAGAAGTATTAGAGGGACAAGGTAATTGGGCAGGATATGCTAAACACTTTGTTTTAACTGATGGTGAAAATACATTTAAGAGTGGTGTTCGAGGTAATCAAGAAACTTTGAAGAAACTTCTAGAACAAGAAGTGAAACCAACATGGGTGACTTGTCGATATTTCGAGAGGTCAGTTGATAACATACCAAGATTTCCAGTCGTGATCGATTGGGGTAATGGTGAACGAGAAGATTAATACAAAAGGTTGAAACCGCAGGTACACTTTTGTTATAATATGTACATAATGAGAAATAAAGAGGTGAAAATATGATGAATTCAATATTATTTATTCCGTGTACGGAAGGTACAGCGGGAGGTTCTAGACAAGGAACAATAACTTCTTCGTATTCTGATTTAGTCGAAATGTTCGGCAGACCAGCGTTCGAAGGTAAAGGTGATAAAATCACAACAGAGTTTGTGATTGATTATGAGTATCACAATGAGATAACAGAAGAAACTGAAAGAGGTTCTTTCTCTTTGTATGATTGGAATTACTCAAGGAATTTTGGTAATGACTATGAAGAAATTACATGGAATGTTGGTGGTAAGTCGTTTATGGACGGTCTCGCTGCTGACTACGCAATTAGAATATTTAATGATACCGATACTAGATATGGGTATGATGAAGCTGTTTTGTGTCACGCTACTTGGCATGAAGTTAAAGATGCAGCATAGTTTAGAGAGAGGTGAATCACGAATGGTATTTCGTAAATTGGGTTTCGTAATGATATATACTGTAGCAAGTGAAATGTCCCTAAGTGTACTGATTCCCTCTCTCGCCCTTATAAGTATATAGTAATATAAATAAATGAATATGAAAAGATATCAAGCAATATTTATAGGTGTAACTGTAGCTACTTTAGTTTACTACAATTATACTACAAAACAAACTGTTGATGAAATACAAGAAACTATTGAGTTCGAAATTCAAGAAACAGTTGAAGAAACAAATGAGATCGTGAAAGAAATAACTAGAACGATTCATAACACACCATATGATCTAACTAATGATTATCATTGTTTAGCTTCTAATATTTATTGGGAGTCACGCAATCAATCATTAGGTGGTAAGGTCGCTGTTGGACAAGTTGTAATAAATCGGGTTGACAACACAGCATTCCCTGATACAATATGTAGTGTGGTTAAACAAACAAAATATTATTCTAATGGTAAAATCAATCTTCACGATTGTCAGTTTAGTTGGTATTGTGACGGAAAGTCAGATGTACCGTTAGAGAACGAAAAACATATATATGAGGAATCATTCATGTTAGCTGTAAAACTTCTTGAGGAGCGACCTATGGACTTCACAGAAGGTGCTGTTCACTATCATAGCGATAGTGTTTCACCTTATTGGGCTGACTCAATGATACAGACAACAAGAATAGATAATCATATATTTTATAGAAGGAATAAATAATGGGTATGATGAATTTAGGATCGTCAATGAGATACGGTCCGAGTGGTAAGAAAAGAAAAACAAAAGCGTGGACTACTAAGAAAAGAAAAGTAGTAGCTCCTCATTTACAAGGTGAATATAAACAAAGTATAGAAAGTAGACAGCGAATGGAAGCTATGAAAGAATACAATGAAAAGTATCCGAGTTACTCTGGACCTCAGAAAGGAAATACTTCGGTCGCTGATGATTCGTACAAGAAAGAAGCTTCGAAGAACTTTACTGTCGCTATTGGATACAACAAAGGTTCGTATCAAGTTATACCGAAAAACGAAATTAAACATATTGGAAAATAAAACTATTATATATAATTAATATGGCTAATAAAAAGAAAAACGTAAGATCAACAAAAGCGTCTAGAAAAACTTTAGATGATATACATATGGGTGAAGAACCTATGGGTGAATACTTTAATGAAAAGAATCATTCTTTACATTCATTCTTCGGTTGGTATAATTATATGTATGACAGAGCTAGAGTTAATCAAGTAATAATAGGGTTCGCTAAAGAACATGGATATAGAAACGCGTCTAAGTTTAAAAAACTTTGGATACCTGGTTCAATAGCAGCTATCATTCGTGGACTAGAAAACAAATTAGATTTTCCTGATCACAAACTAGTTAAACTCTATGGTAAAGGTTCAGCTGGTTGGCAAGCGTACTTACATACTGAAATTAGAAAGTACAATAAGAAAGCTGTAGAATTAAAAGCCGAAGACTTAGATAAAGATTTAATCGTCAAGAAGAAAAGAAAAACAGTTCAAGAAAATATCGATAATAAAGTCGGACAACTTCTAGGTGAAGTTGATCATCAAATTGATATATGGGAAGAAAGTAAGTTTGATATGTATAAGTACTTGACAGAGAAT